CCCACAGCTAAATTTGCTTTGAATTTATAACCATCTTTAGCCATGAATTCATATGCCATATCAACATCAGGACTAACATTTAATATTTTTTTACGAATAGTATATGCATCCAGTGCTGGCATTACATCAACAAACTTATCAATGTATGATCTGTCAGTATTACCACCAATTGATATAATATGTGATTTTAATTTCATTGTAGTATAATCACTTAATTCACTATTATATGCTTCTTTAAAAGCATCGGCTTTCTTCTGAAGTATATTATCTTCACCAGAAGTAAGAAGTCTAATTACAACATCCTTTTTACGCATTGGTATGAATACTTTAAAATGACCGAATTCATTAGGTTGTTCTTCAACTTCTTTATATTGAAGTTTTAATAAATCTATTTTAGTTGTAAAAGGAATACCTGTTCTTGGATCAGATACTTGTACTGTGTAATCTGCACCATAACTTGAAGTACGTAAGAATAAAATAATTGCATTTCTATCTCCATCAAGTAAATCATCAACAACAATGCCCGCAGTTTTAATTTTACGTTTTAATAACATAGTAATTACGTTTCCACTATCAATTAAAGATGGGGTTGTTAATAAATCTTCGTCTCTTGAAGTCATATATTCAATATTAACTTCAGAAATACCATGAGAATAAAATTTACCTTTTGATGGTAATTGAACAATTTCATATGACATCATCAGGTCAGGGTCAGTTTCCTGTGACATGGTTTTTTCAAATTCTTGCTGATTAAAATTTACTTTAGGTGGAGCAGTTGGTATATTTACTGTCGTAGGTGTTTTAACATTATCATCTGCAAGACCACGTTGTTTTTTAAATTTTTCTAATTGTGTTGCAATAGTTTCTTTTGAAGGCTGAGTTTTTTTTGAGTCGTTTTCCATAATGGTGTATAAAATATTAATAATGGTATAATTTTTTATATAAATACTCTAAAAAAAATTTTAATATTATTCAAGATTTTTAAATTAAAATCGTATATGTATATATTGACTATAAATTTAGTTAAACAATTATGTTTATAGTCATAGAACTATAAAAATAGTTATATAATTATAATGGAAGTAAAAATTTTAGTAATATATATTGGTATAGGTGGTATCAGAAGTGAAGATATTGACACTTATATGCAAAAAGTAACGCAAAAAATAACTCCAACTACTTTTGAAGGTGAAATTATTATTTTACCTACACAATTATTAGTAGCACCAGATACAAGAATTGAATGCATTAATCCTGTTTATATTACAGAGATAAAATTAATTGATGAACACACAAAAACAATGAATAAATTACAAGAAGAGTTAAAATTACAACTCGAAATATTAAAACAAAAAAACAATGAGTAAAATAAGAATAGGTATTGATATTAATGAAGTCCTGCGTGCTAAATGGATTCAGTTTGACAAATATTTTATTGAAGAGTTTGGTGAAAAAAAAACACCAAAAGAAAATCCGTATGTATATGATTATTATAATGCATATATATTTAATAACACCGTAGAAATTGAAAAAGAATTAAAAGAACCTGAAAATATGCCAAATGATATTAATCCATTGGATTATCAACATGACAAAAAACTTGGAGAAGCACCTGCAGATATCTTTTTATTTAAAGCACCTGTAAAAACAGAGCTAACGGCAAGAGAAGTTTATAATCGCTTTGTAAATCAGGATTTTCTTTTTGAAATTTTTGGTGCTGCACCGATGATGTATAGAAATATGGATGTTCAGGTTAATAAATTTCTTGAACAGTATGAGAAAAATGTTGAATTTACAGTATTGTCAGTTGAAAATAAGTTTACAATACCTCCAACTTTATTTTTTTTAAGTAAAATATCAATGAGATTCAAAAATTACAAATTTATTGACAAAGCAACTGATATGTGGCAACATGTAGACGTATTAATAACAACTGACCCAGCAATTCTTAATTTTAAAATTCCTTGGGGTAAAAAATTAATAAAAATAACCAGACCCTACAATGAAAATATTAAAGCAGGATCAATCGAAGTAAAACAAGTTGCCGATCTAATCGACAATAAAAATTTTGAAAAAATAATTAAATATAAAAAATAAATTAAACAATGAGTGAAGAATTATTAAACAACGAAGCACAAAAAGCTGAATTAGAAAAAATAGAAAAGATTAAAGAATCTTTAAATAAAATTGCAAACAAGAAATCAAAATTTTTGTTCTGCGTACCTGAATCACAAAGTCCTACAGCAAGTGTATATGAAATTTATTTTCATGCAACAGTTGTAAAAAATATGGGTTATGAAGTGGTTATTCTTGTAGAAAAGGGAGATTATGTAGTACCTACATGGATTGAAAAAGAATTAACCGATCATAAACACATATCAATGGCAGACCCAAAACTTACAGTCGGTCCTGAAGACGTAATGATTATTCCAGACATATATTCAAACGTTATGGAACAAACCAAAAATTTACCTTGTGTAAGAATTGGCTTACTTCAATCTGCTGATTATATGACTTCGGCATTGATACCGGGTACGGATTGGACAGCCTTTAATATTCATGATGTGATTACTACATCGCCAACATTAAAAGAATGGCTTGAAACATTTTATGGATTAGGCAAATATAATATCAGAACATATAATATTGGTATACCTGACTATTTTGAAAAAATAGAAGTACCTCAAAAACCAATAATTTCTGTAATAGGAAGAAATGCAAATGAAATAAGCAAACTTGTAAAATTATTTTTTGCTAAATATCCTCAATATTCATGGGTAACTTTTGATCCCATGTTAACAAAAAGCAAGCCACCACAGCCAATGCGTAGAATTGATTTTGCAAAAAGACTTCAAGGTAATTTTGCTGCCGTATGGATTGACAGAATTTCATCATTTGGTACTTTTCCACTTGAATGTATGAAGGCTGGAGTTATACCTATCTGTCTTAAACCAGACATTATGCCAGAATACATGATCGAAAGAGATGAGACTGGTAAGGGAATTAAAGTTGTCGAAGGTGCTGGCGTTTGGACTGAAAACTTTTACGACCTTCCAGTATTAATAGGCGAAGTTCTTATTAAATTTCTTGATGATGCAATTAAACCTGAATTATATGAAACAATGAGTAAAATTGTCAGTAAATACAATCAAAAAGATGCTAAAACAAGACTGGTTGAAATTTATAACGATGTTATTAACCAGAGAGTTGCACTTTTAAGTGGTGCAATAAATCCTCCACAGCCACCAGTAATACCAACAACACCTGTTGCATTAATTAATGAATTACCTGTTGATGCTCCGACACAGACTGTTGATATATTATTACCACCAGTAACTGAACAAAACTAATTTTTAATTAAAAACAAATAAAATGAATATAACAACAATAATTCCAGTACACGAATTTAATGAACAAATTGGTGAATATTTATTAAAAGCATTAGAATCAATTGATAAACAAGAAAAAATTACAGAAAAACCGCAAAAATTAATTGTATCAGCATATGATTGTGTTAATGAAGTTAATGAATTTATTGAAAAAAATTATCATAATGAATTTTGTAATATTGCTAATAAAAATAAAACCGATTATCAATCACAAGTCAACTTTGCAGTTAATAATATAACTACCGATTATTTCTCGGTACTTGAATTTGATGATGAATATGGTTTAACTTATTTTAAAAATGCTGAAATATATACTAAAGCATATCCAGAGATTGATATATTTCTTACCATGATGATTGAAGTCAATGAAAAAAATGAAGGTATTAAGATTACAAATGAAACTGTTTGGGCACAACAATTTGTTGGAGAGAATGGTGAAATGGGTTATTTAAATACAAAGTCACTTCAGCAATATACTGACTTTAAATTGTCAGGTGCTGTAATTAAAAAATCAGAGTTTCTGAACCTTGGCGGATATAAATCAAATATTAAGTTAACATTTATGTATGAATTCTTACTCAGGGCATTAAATAATGCCAGTAAAATTTTTACAATACCAAAAATTGGTTATAAACATCTTGCAACACGTGAAGGGAGTTTATTTAATACTTACTTGAAAACAATGCCTGTTAATGAAAGAAAATTTTGGTTCGAAACAGCAACAAAAGAAGCAAATATAATGACAGATAGACCTATCGACATGTCAAGGCTTAAATAACTTTTATGTTAATTATATTTTTATGAAAAAAAAAGTTAATAAAGAAGAAGTTGTTATACCATATTTTGCGGAGAAAGAAGAACAAGCGGTTATAGATTATATTACTGGAAGTACGGCAGAAGGAAAAAATAGAATTTATAATGAAATTCTGTTAGTGCCATTTCGTAAAATGATTGAGTCTATATTGAGACGTTATCCTATACATATTGGTAATTATGATATTGTTGAAGTAGAATCTAATGCTCGTAGTCATCTGATTGAACACATGATTAAGTACAGACCATTTATCATTGAATATAATAAAGATGGTACTACAAAATGGATTAAATCAAGCATATATAGATATTTTCTCATTAAAGAAGCAAATGAAAAATTAGAAAATTTAATTGGAAAAGATGGTCTTAATTATAGAATATTTAATTCCAGAGCATATAGTTATTGTCAGACAATAATTCGAAACTACTATAAAGATCATAGTAAAAAAAGCTATATCGAAAAGAAGACAAATCTTTCTTTTGATGACTATATTGATGAAATAAATGAAAACGTTGAATATTCTTATGAACTTGAAACAGAAACGTATCATCAATTTGAACAATTAATAAACACTGTGGTTGATAAAATAGAAGATAAAATTAATAATGACCTCTGCATGAAAAAAAATGAAATTGTTGTTGGTGATGCAATTATAAATGTATTAAAAAACTGGCACATATTGTTCATGGAAGACACCCCTGAAGGTAAATACAATAAAAGAGTTACAAATAAATTTGCTAAAAATAAAATTTTATTATTTTTAAAAGAACAGACAGGCTTATCAACCAAAGAAATACGAATTGGTATTAAACCATTCAAAGAAATTTATTTCATTGAAAAAATGGACTACCTTGATGATTAAAGTTTATCAAACAATAATTGATGTTAAGCATGGCAATTGTATACAAGCTGTGATTGCCAGTCTTTTTGAATTACCATTGGAAAAAGTACCACACTTTCTTGAATTGGGAGAGAATTGGTTTGGAGTATTTTATAAATTTATTCGTGAGCAAGGATATGATTTTGATGGTACACTTTACAACTATAATCGGTGGCGTATAATTAATAAAAGGGAAGGAGTACCAACAGCAAAGGGACTTAGAAACAGACTGCACAAAATAAAAAAAATGGAAGGAGTAAAAGGCTACTTTTTTGCAAGCGTATACTCACCAAAGTATTATAATTCAAAAGATAAGTCACCAGTGACACATGCAGTCATAATAGATAAAAATTTTAATATTGTACATGATGTTAATCCAGAGAATGATAAATTAATGTCTTATCCTGAGAGTAATAAATTAAAATACAATGGAATTCTGGACATTTATAAAGAGTGCCGTAAAACCCATCGGTCTTTAGCCGATGGGATGTAAGGCACAAATATAATCTATATTTTTTAAATAAACATATACATATTAATTATTATTTAATAAAACTTGTTTTTTAATTATATTGTATTTATCTTTGTCGAAGTTCTTTGAAGTATTGTTGGTTGGTGATTAATTGCTTTCACCATAAAACTTAAAGCAAAACGTAACACCAGAACCGTTACAATGTAATTTTAAATAATTACAACTAAATAATAATCTTAAATGATTATAACGCAGAACCTACCTTAATTGGATGTGTAAACTGCAAAATTAAACTTAAACTTAAATGTATGTGGGGCACATACTTAAATTCATGAAGAGCTGCCGACATTAGTTGGAGCATTGACTCATGAAGCCCGCAAGTCTTTAGCTTGTGGGTAGTTCACTATAAATACTCTTATTTAGAAATTGGAGTATTTATAATAAATAATAGAAAAAGAACTAAAACATACAGACAATGCCGAGAGCAATTCGTAAAAAACTAACATTTGATAAAGAAAGTGCAAATAAGTTATTTCAAGAAATCTATATTGAATCCTTTAATATTAAAGCTAAAATTACCCGTTTGTTCACAAAATGGGAACTTAAAGTAAAAGAAGGTGGTGAAATTCAGGCAATAGGCGATTCAATTATCAAACTTATTGCTGCAGAAGCTAAAAACCAAGATCAAAAAATTATGCTTCTTAAATTTTTAAAAGAAGTTGCATTTGATAACGATGTAAAAGCAGGCAATAGTGTTGGTGGAGTTAATAACAACACAACCAAATTATCTTCTGAAGAATCTAGTGATATATCATCAGAAAGAAGAATGGAATTATTAAATATGGTTTCAGAACATTTTGAAAAGAAAGAAAGAGAAAAAAATAATTAATTGTTATTTTATTTAAATAATATAATTTATCAATGAGTTTAAGTGATGATAAAAGAAATATTTTTACGACCATAGGTTCTTATACTTCGGTAATTCAAGCATCAGATATACCCGATCTTACTAACTTATTTCCTTCAATTAATAACAAAAATGATATTGTACCATTATTGCTCGACATATTAAAAGTTATTGTTGGATCAGATGCTTTGCAAGAGTTAACTGGTGAATTATTTACTAAATTTATTGACAAAATCGAACCAGATTTAAAAAAGGCATTGAAAAATCAAGTAACACAATATAATTCAAATGATAATCTCCCCACTTATTTTCAACCTGCGGGTACTGGTGTAAGAGTAAAATTAAAAAGTATTGATATTTCAGGAAAATTTAAAACAAGTCCAACTTCTGAGGGAGGTAAATTAATTTATGATAATGTAAAACCTAATTTTGATAGTTCAGTATATGATACAATAAGAAATGGTAATGCAGATTTTGGCGTTTTGAATATGACTCATGATACTGTAACTGATGAATTGGTATTTAAAGCAAAAACTACAGCAGAGACACCAAATATTGGTGCATGGTTAAATAAACATATTGACAATCTTACAATTATTGACAAAAAGGAGTTTACTACAAATGTTATGAACATGATATATGGTACAATTTCAAAACTTCAAAATAGAACAGTTAATGAAATACATGAAGAATTGGTGGTAAATCAATTAATTCAACAATTAATTAGTAATAATGATGATAGTTTTGAAATTTCGCCAGAAGATAATGCAGCATTGCTTTTACGTGCAGAAGAAATGGCAAATGGTATTGTTAATTACGATATGGGATGTGGTGTCATGGCATCAAGTTTACCGATGAGTGGTTTAACAAATTTAATTGGAAATGTATCTGGCACAACAGGACAAGCTACTGATCCAAATTATGTTGGTAATCAAATAAACAATACGATTAATCAAAGTACAAGTAATCCAGACGTTACAAATGCTAATAAAGAAACAATTAAAGATGGATTTTTTCAAAAATTAATTAATTTAATTACATTGATGTTATCAAAAGCACTGACAACCAATCCTCAAATACGTGCAATATTAGCAATTGTAAGCGCATTTCAAAATCAAGGAACGGCAAAAATCGCACAAGCCAAAGATGATTTAAAAAATTTTAAAACATTAATAAAATGTAATGTAATGGCATTAATTAAATTGATTGTTGAATTTATATATCCTTTTGTTATTAAATATTTAATTAAATTACTCAAGCCATTGATTGCTAAAATTATAAAAGAAAAAATAAAACAACATTCAGACCTTATTAAAAGTTTAACACCCGCAATTGCAAAAGTAACTAAAGTAGCAGCCACAATACAAACATGATAATATATCAAATTTTAAATAAATAACATACAATGGATTATGGAGATATAAATTCGGTTATAGGAGGATTCACCAAGATATTAAGTTTATCAAGCGTGGGCGGTCCGCCTATTGTGCCAACACCCTTAATTCTTGTTGGTGTACCTCTGCGTTCAGGATTATCACCAATTAAAATGGCAAGTAATATCATTGCTGGTAAAAGCAAAGCAGGATTACCTGTTGGAGTTTTACCCTCTGGTGCTATTTCTCCAGACGAAATTATGGAGAGAATTAGAATGGAAGAAATTGTGAGGGCATTTCAACAAGATGCGGTAATTACAGTAGCAATACCACCCGGAATTACACTATCGGCTGCAGGTATTTCACCAACAGGACCTGTTACTGTATTTGGTTCAACAATAAGATTTGTAAGTGGTTATGGAGTAATACAGTAATGGAAAAAATTTAAAAATTAATTATGAAAAATCTAACCGAATATACACCAATTGAATTAAATAAAATGCTTATTGATGTAAAAGCTGCTCATGAAGCATTAAAAAAGGAACTTGTCAATTATACCTATGAACTTGATGAACTCCAAAAGAAAATTAATGAAAAAATTATATCATTGGATGAAGCGGAAAAAATTTATGTTACGTTAATTGAAGAAATAAGCAAAAGATAATGGCATACGATAGACCCATAATACAAACAAGTGACCCTTTTAAGAAAGTAGGGGGTTATAATCATACCAGAACGATTTATTATGGTGAGGTGATATCTATTGACGACCCGACAGATGGTGGCAGAATTCAAGTTAAAATACCCGATTTAGACAATAGAACTGGAAATGCTGATTTACCTTATTGTTATCCTATGTTACCAAAATTCTTTCATTTACTTCCACAAGTTGGTGAAATGGTTAGAGTTTTTATTGAAGACATAAAATTTCCAGAAAGAAGCAGATTTTGGATGGGTAGTGTTATATCACAACCACATAAAATAGGTTTTGATACAATTTACACTGCACTTTCAACTACAAATATGGGAATGACAATACCAGACCCAGCACCATCAAGTCTTCCAGACGCAATTGGAGTATATCCTTTTTCAACAGATGTTGCAATTGTAGGTAAATGTAATACTGACGTTATTTTAAGAACAAATGAAGTTCATATTAGAGCAGGTAAACATATAGCAGATAATGTTCTTAAATTAAATACAATAAATCCTGCAAGCGTTAATCTTGTTTTTGAACCAAAAAATTTACTAGAACAATCAAGTGATTATTATAGTAGTACTGTTGTGTTAAGTGATAAAATTGCACTTATTTCACATACTGGTAAGCCACAATTTAAAGCAGCAGAATTAACAGCTACAGACAGAGCAAGAATATTTTCCGAAGGTCATCCTATTGCAAGGGGTGATGTATTAGTAGCAGCATTAAATATTCTTAGAAATGCAATTATTAATCATATTCATGGCTATGCAAAATTACCAGCAGATAAAAATACTCTCATAAAAGATTTAGAAAATATTAATTTTGAAAATATTTTACAAAAAAACATTGTGGTTAATTAATATTTAATTACTTTTGTTCTTTATTAACATAAATGGTTATTTTTAATGAACCTAATACCACCTGAATTATTTACCGCATTTAATAATGTGACATTTTATGACGAACCGCATAAATATTTTATTGATGGTAAAGAATTAATTTCAGTAACTACATTAATTGGTAGATATCACGAAAAATTCGATGAAAAATTCTGGTCAGAAATTAAAGGAACACAACACAAAATCAGTCCTGTTGAAATAGTAAGAGCATGGAAATTTATTAATAGAAAAGGTACTATCAGAGGTTCAGCAATTCATGATTATGCCGAAAATCTCTTTCTAAATAAAAAATTTGAATATCCTGAACAATTAATTTTAAGTGAATTTGGTTACGACCCCGTAAAATATACTTATGATATTTCTAAAAAACATGTTGATAACTTCTATAATAAAGTACAAGGTAGATTAATACCAATTAAAACCGAAATGGTTGTTTGCGATAAAGACTTCCTAATTGGTGGTATGCTTGATATTCTATTTTGGAACGTAAAAGCACAAGAATTTCAAATCTGGGATCATAAAACTAACAAAGAATTTACTTTCGAATGTAAAGAAAGACATTTACTTGATGAATTATGCATGCTTGAAGAATGTGATATTGAAATATATTCATTACAATTAGAAATGTATAAACAAATAATTGAAAAGAATGTACCAATTAAACTTGGTAAATCATATCTCGTTTGGTATTCACATAATAACGATAATTATAAGATAATTGAAACATTAGATAGAACATATCACGTTAAAACAATTTTAAATAAAAGACTATTGGAAATATCTGCATGAAAATTTCAGAAAATTCATGCAGATACAATAGTTTAAATGTTGGCTACTATGAACAAATATGATTATGAGTAACTAAGGTGCTAACTGTTATAATAAATAAATTTCAAACTTCCACAATCATATATTTTTAAATAGCCCCGTTCAGACATAATTTGAGATTCGGTTTTTGATTTTTCATATCCCTCTTTAACGAGAACATCTTTTCGAAAATTAAAACGATAATGTTTTTTAATTTCTCCGGGTAAAAAATAAAAATAATTTGGCTTAGTATCACCAATAAAATTAAAACCTAAATTTTTATACAAATTACCATTTGAAAATCGTCTATCTGCAAACGTTAATATTGAGTTAGAATTGTATGTTTTAATAAAGTAATTCAATAATTTACTCGCACCGCCATGTATTTTATAATTCATTTTATTACAAAATCTCAGCATTTCGTATTCACCTTCAATACTGACTTTATTTCCCATTGCAAGTCTTTTTTTACCAAAGACCATAAGTGATATCAATTCATCGTTATAAAATAAACCTAACTTCACACTACTTCCAACATTACCTTGTAAATGATTTTCATTAAGAAAATCTGAGCATAATTTATTATCGACCTTTTTAACGATACATTTTCTACCATGAATCGTATTTTCCAATATATTTAATTTACTTTTAATAATACTTTTTACAATTTCTTGTTTATCAATCCATTCATCTTCAAAAATATGTAATAATTGGATTTCTTGTTTTTCACACAATTCAGTTTTATTAAGGTGATAATTTTTATTTTTAAACTTATTACTATGCCAAAACAGACCATCAATTTCAATACCTAATTTACTGTCGGGTAAATAAATATCAAT